GCAATTTCGTATGCACTTCTGCCGTTCTGGCCAGTTAAGCCAATTGGCCCTTGCGAGCCTTTTGGTCCCTGCATCGAGGTGATAACCGTGTCGGCTCCGTGAACACCAATCCTCGTTTGACCGAGCGAGAGTGTGGTAATTACGGTAGCGGTGTTACCCGTACCTTTTATGGTTGTCGTAATCGCCATTAGTCCCCCGCATCTGGTAAATTATCTGGCTCTCCGACGTATCCAGTGCGCTTGATGGTGCCTGCCCATAGAACGTAAGGTAGATCGTCTTCGATGTTGGTTTCGTCGATGACTGAAAAGCGCATTGGCGACTTCGTAAGCATCGCCACTTGTGCGCGTTCGAGAACGATCCTTTGCCCCATTGGGTCATTGGGATCGGGAACCAATGGCTCTCTGATCGGGTAGGGATTGCCGTCTACTTCGAAGTAGATAACCCAATCCGAAATATCGACTTGCTCACCGCTCGCGGTCTGCACCTTGTAGGGCAGTGAGAGTGAGCCGCGCCCATGGACCGTAATGGTCTCTTCTGTGATAGTTTGGTTCGCCATGCCGGTATTTAGTTTGGCATGGGGGATCGAGGACACGATGGCTTTGGCGCGTTATGCCAAAGCCATCCTTGTCATTCTTCTGTCGAAATGACGCCAATGGACTGGAAGTGAGCAACTTGTCCTCGCGGCGTTGACGGGATCGTTGATAGGGTGCGAGATACGATCTCAACGGTGTATTCGATTGAGGTGCCGCCGCTGTTGTCCGTGTAGGTCCAAGCGGTACCCATTTGCTCATTCCAGCGTCCGGGTTCTTCAACACCAAAGCCGGGTTCACACGACACGTTGCCACTGGTCGACCAAGTTGCGACTACTGCGCCATTGCGCTTGAGGCGGATTGTAGCAGACGGACTGCCTGAACCATTACACGCGCCAGAAATGCTGACGTTTCTGTTGCTGGTGTAAGAAACAACCACAACTCTTTGGCCACCGTTTGAGGCAAATTGGCCTGTGGAAGCGGAAGCGTCTGCAGACACCTGAGTTGATCTCGCCGAGTTCCTGATAATGCCAGCCGACAATGTGCCGCCGAAATAGGCATCGCCATTCGTTTTGAGGTAGGTAATCGCGTTCGCTTCGGTGCAGTTGTTTATACTGGACTGAGAAGGCCCAAACCATTCGAAGAACTGACTATTGCTGCCAAAACCGATGCCTTGGACACGCATGAAACCAGCATGGTTGAAGATGATTTGTCCCGCTCGTATCGTACCCATGTCGGCAGTGATCGCGGACAATTCTGTGATGTTCGTTTTCGCCGCTGTCACGACACCCGCACCAAGCGCGTTGGTCAGAACAGAACCAGCAACAAGCTGCCCGCCGGGAATTGGCGTCGCGCTGTCGATGCTCGAAACCCACGCGCTGCCTGTGTAAGTGTAGAGCTTATTATCGCTCGTCCGGAAGACCATTCGACCTTCAAAGAGGTTCGACGTTGGTAAGCTACCGAGGATTTCGTAGCCGCCTTTGATTTTGCCAAGGTGGAACACTTGGTCAAACGTGCGACCCGCATACGCGCCAGAACCGGTTGCACGAATTGTCAGGCTGGCGTTGGTGACGTTCGCATTGCCGAATTGCCCTGAAGCCGTACCAGCGCCGGTAACTGTTACCGTGCGGCCGGAAATACTCGTTGTCAGGTTCTGAGGGTTGCTGACAATTGAAAGCGTGAAGCTGCTTGAAACATCGGTACCGCCAGCAAGAAGCTGGACAGTGGTAGATGCGCCTGAGAAGTTCGGTGACAAGCCATTTGCATAACTCGGCAGCGTCATTGCCGGTGGCTTGAGGATTGGAGTTACTGCCTCATTGCCAGATGGCCCTGCAGGTCCGGCTGGACCCGGTGCACCGGGCGCACCGGGCGCACCGTCTTGCACCAACAGAGTAGGGGTAGACCACGCGCTCGCATCAATCGGCGCAGTGTCTTCAGTAGCAAGACAGCTAGCAGTTGCCTGAGTAGTCCAAAGCGGTTGCCCATTCGATGATGGTTGTGTGACTGACCAGCCGTTCAAGCTGCCTTGCAGCGTTGGTGGATTGGTAGCGAACTTCCAATAGGTTGTGACTGTGGGCCGGGCAGGGGCGGTAGCTGCGCGCCTGTAAAGAGGCACAAGCATCGTACGGAAGCCTGGTGCGCCATCCTCGCCCTGTATGCCGTCCTCACCGCGATCAGCCACCAACGTCCAGTGAGTGTTACTGGTAGCTGTTGAAGGTGGTGTATTGTTGATGTTCCCGTTCGTCTTTGAAGAGAACGTGCGCCCGCTGTAGGTTACGGCTTCATTGACAAAGTACGAGCGCGACGAAGACCAAGCGCCGGTGAAAGACAGCGTAGCATCCTCGATCTTGCGAAGCTGAACGCTGTGAATGATCGTGCGGTGGGCATTGCTTGGATAGCCAATCCAGATGCGTGGTCGAATGCGAACAGTACCGGATGGCATTGCAACGGGGTTCGCCCTGTCACTACTAGTGCCAGACGTTGTCGCGCCGGTCAGACCGCGGAAGTATCCGGTATAGGTTTTCTTGCCGAGAGTGGCTGACATGGTGCCATTGCTGACAACGACATAATTGTAAGTCTGGCCTAGGTTTTGACCGTTGTTATCCTGCGCCTCTACGCCGAGATACATTTTCGCTGAAGGGTCTGCCGCCACAACTTCAAGTTCGAATTTGACCTCGTACAAGTCTTCGCTGTGGTAGTTCAGCCATTGGTTCGGGGCGATGTTTACAACGTCGTTTCCAGCGTTGTCGCCAACCTGTATTGCTCGGCCACCAATTGATGTTGTGGTGACAATCTGAGTGCTTGGAGCAGCACCCCAGAAGGCGTTGAAGTCAGCCGCTGTAGCGTAGACCATCGGATCATAGATTTCCGCGTTTCCAACTTCAGAAGCGCGCCTTGAAATGCGGACAAGCAGGGCCGTTCGCGCATTGGTGAAATCAGCGAGCTTTTGCAGGAGCGTTGCGCGCACGATCGTTGTCGGTTCGCTGTAATCGACCAGCGGGGGCGTCATGCTGTTGAAGTAGGTATTCAGCGCATTGTACTTGGCAATGTAATCGTCCTTCTCGGTAGCGATACCGAGGTCATTGGCTTGCGCTTCAAGGCTGCTCTTCTCGGCGCTGAATTCAGACAGCGACCTAAACAGGTCCTTCTTTTCAACACCTACTAACTTCCCGTCAGCAGCGGCTTCATCAGCCCTCGCAATAAGCTCTTGCGCGTCCTGAAACGCTTCTGCCGCGACGTTTGACGCTGCTTGAATATCTCTCTGCGCCTCGCGCACTGCATCGCTTATGTTGCTTTGCGGGGTCCAGTTTCGGTCACTACCAACGCGGACTTTGTAAGCGCGGGTAGGGCCGTCCATTTGCTTCAGGGTGTTTGGTCGAATTAGCGGAAGTGTCGAGCGCGACCTGTCGATATAGGTTGGCGTCTTGGTGTTCTGGTTTCTGCCGAAGATCCAGTTGGCTTGGCCATCTGGAATGACGTAGCCATTGATGCCTTCAAGGATCTGTTTGACTGCATCTGCAACCGTCATCTGCTCAGTGACGTAGAAGCCCGCTAGATCGTGCTGGAAGGCATTATCAAGGGCCGTGGCGCTTGATAGCTTGCTTGCGGTTATACCTGCTTGTGCCTTCATTAGATGGGCGCAAACGGCTCCAGCGCGCTTGGGTACAGCCGCACCATCAGTAGCGCCCACAACGTCTGCCGTGATGAGGCCAACGGGTTCGCCGCCTAGCCTGAACATACCAACGGGTGGTGCGACTGCCCATTCATCTTCTGCCAGCGTAAGGGCCACAAGCTGCGCATAGGTAGAAACGACAGCCGTTGCAGGCTTTAGGCGTACCGCATTCTCGTAAACCGCCGTGACGCCCTGCGTGGGTCCATAGCCGTGGTACTGATATACCTGCTGCAATGGGTCGAGCAGTCTAGGGGTGATGTTAAGTGCGACGCCGGAACACCAAGGCTTCAGCACACCCTTAATGTCGGCGCGCCCTTCTGCACCGCCCGACCCGCCATAGCTCTTGCTCAAAAGGTCTTTGTCTAGGTCGGCGGCTGGCCCACGAAATACGATTGTCGCCTGTGTGCCTTCCGATGAAAGCGGCCCGCATCGACCTTCAAGGATTTGAGTGAAGGTGCTGAAATCAGCTTCATTGTCGCCCATCCAGACTTTGCATTCCGCACCATCCCAATCGTAGGTTTTGAGAGTGTCGAAATCCGTCCCATCGTCCAGCTTGTGGCCGTATGGATAGGTAAGCCCTAAAGGGCCGTAGCCCGTGTCAAAGCCGCCTACGCCATTCCTGCTCTGAAGCAGATAGCTGACGGTAGGAATTTGAGTTACCAGCGGGTGCCATTGATAGGCTGAACCATCGATCACGACACCATGCGTTCCGGCTTTGGAAAGTCGAACCGTTACTCGTTGGTTAGTGACATTGTTGTATGGTTTTACTTCAACGAGAAATGTGCGAGCCATCTGTTACCTACCGTGCTTTTTTCCACGGTATTTATTGGGCTTAGGATGCCAGCCCGATCACAGTCAGCTCAGTTCTCCAACCATCGTAATGGTCGCAATCGCCGCCCGGCTCTACCTTCATTCTTCCGTAAACAACTTCATGCTGCCACGTTTTCGGTTGGTCCGGTACAGGCACAAACAAGACAGGTTTGCTGTTGCTCACCGAGTGCAAGAACGGGAAGAACGTATTGTCCCACACCTCCATTGGAATGTAGGAGAATTTGACAGTCCATCCCGGCAGTGGATCGTAATGCTCTACAGTTTCCCAGCCATTGCCTTCGGTGACGATGCTCTGGTTACGGCTGAACTGCTTGCATGAATAATCCATGTCATGCGTGGTGTTGACGCTCTTTCCAATGACGATGCGGCTGGCCTGAATAAAGCCATCGGGATGGTTCGTTGCCGTTACCGTTATGCGCCAGTGTGTCGCTTTTACGTCTGGCGCAAAGATGATCGTCTTCGTTTTGAAATTGTCAGCCTTCACGCCCTCATACGCATCTTGATCGCGGGAATCGAAAACTGGACTGTTGATGGTTGCGGTTGTCGAGTTTGCCGCACGAACACGAACCCGATCCGTACTGCGCAGATTGCTGAAGAGCAGGGCGATACAATCAACCACCGTTCCAGCCGGCACGGTGAGAACGATGTCACTACTAGTCACAGCGTCTGTTCGCCAAACCATGTCTGGTAGATCGTTCAAGAGGTTCACAGCGGGGCCATTGGTTGCCTGTGAACCAACCGACACAAGGGTCATGGGCACAGGTTTAACAAAGCAAGATACAGCCATTAGACCTGTCCCTTTCCTATGATGCTTGTGGTGTTTTGGTCGTAATCGATTGCGACCTCGATGGTGCGAAGGTCCACACCATCATCAGGGCTGAAGCCATCGAAATGAGCGTCGAAAATAGGTGGAGCGCCAGCGAATGAAGCGGCGGATATGAAATCCACGCCTTCAACATCGAAGCTATTAATCTGCGCTACCTCGTCATTGTCGTTTAATATCTCGGCTGCGAGGTAAGCAGCGCCGGGGGCGGTCAACACGCTTTCCAATTCGATGGTGCGAGCAAGCGGCTGTTCGGCTTTGACAGTATCGTCTAGAGCTTCTTGCCAGCTTAAATCTCGTTGCGCGAAGATGGCGCGATCAGGGTCAATTGCCATTAGGTACCTCCGCTCTTACTTAGTAGGAGTTGACCAAGTTGCGGCCACCGTAGTTGACGCCTGCGCGTGAACCGCCGCCACCAGATGCTGCATTTCCATTAGCCTGCACCGCGTCTCGAATTTCACGCAGAACGTCGGTCTGTTCGCTCATCAAATCATTGTTGCGGATTAGGTGAGCGTTGGTGTCAGAAGCGCTGTTCACCAACTGCTTTTCGTAGTTCGCTTCGACTTGCGACACGGCAAGTTCGCTTGCGCCCATTAGGCGGCTTCTGGTGTTCTGGAATTGCGAGGAAGTGGTGCCGTACAAATCGCGCGACAGGTTGAATATGTCGCTGCCAAGGCTCGTGAATGCGTTTTGGTCTACCGTCTTGCCAGAGCGAATATCCGCTTCAAAAACGCTAAACTGCTGCATCATGCGGTTAAGGCGCGTAACGCTGCTCACGCCGCTGCCTTCACCGCGTAGCATGTCTTGGAAGTCACGGAATGAAGCGGTTTGCTCTTCCATCGACTTCTTGATCTTCAGGCGCTTGTAGTCCTCAAGCTCTGCGTATTCAGCAGCGCTCGCACCTGCTTCACGGAAGAGGTCACCAAGCTGATCGAATTCACCCTTGAGGCTTGCGATTGCACCCTCGACAGGGTTCTTCATGCTGGCCATGTCTTTGAACAGCGTTTCGAATTTCAGCGCCTTCTCAAGCTGTATCTCAATGTCAGTGCCAGCCTTCAGCAACCTGTTGGTTGAAGCGCGAATGCCAGTGATAGCGCCACGCTCGATTGCTACGTTGAGCGCAAAGCGAATTGCTTCTTCCTGACCGTCCTTACCGAAGTTGTAGAGGCCCTGATTGATTTCATTGGCGCGCTCGTTCTTGCTTCGGCCAGATAGCTTACCAGTCTGCCCCGTGGTGCTGACGCGCCAGTTATCCTTGTAGGTACCAATCGACAGCCTACCAAAGCTGCCAACGCTACCACCTAGGGTCTCTGCAATACGGCCAAGCGTGTCGTTAATGGAGTTGCCGCTTTCTACAGCCGCATCGACTCTTCCCGCGCTATTTCCGCGTGACGTTATGCCGTCAGCGGTGATTGTTGCCGTGCCGTACTTGGACTTCTTGAATAGGCCACCAACGATGCCGCCAAGTGCCGAACCAACAAACGAGCCGATTGGGCCAAAAATGCTGCCGACCGCACCGCCAACCTGCGAACCTGTTGAACTGAATTTGCCCCACAGTGCCTTGCCCACGCCAGCTACTGCGCTGCCTATTGCTGCGCCCTGCATCGCACCGCCAACCACGTTGCCGATGCCCTGAACAAGTCCGCCGCCATTAGCTGGATTGAACGACTTGGTAATGTCCTTCAGGCTTCCCGTCATGGACTTCAGCGGGTCTGAGAATACCTGCTCCATGCCTTGCGACATGCGGCCAATTCCGCCTTCGACAGCTTTGCCAAATGCGTTCCTGCTGTCTTCAGGACCGCCGAACATGCGAGCCACGCCACCGAGCAGTCCACCTTGCGAATAGTCACCGCGTTGAGCAGCACCCCAAGCGTCAATCGCGTCAGCCAATCCAACTAAGGCGTTGCCGATTTTGCCGCCGATAATGTCAGCTACTTGATCCAGACCGCCGATAACTTCGTCACGGAATGCTTGGCTTATTTCAGCCATATCCTTTTCAAATTCACGTGCTGACCCTGCGAGCGCTGCATCGACCCTCTGTACCCAAACCTCGGGAGTAATATCCTCTGGACGTTGCGCTGAGCGAATAGCAGCATCACGCTCATTGCGGTTGAATGCTGCCGCGCTTCGAGGGTTCGCGTTGCGGTTATATTCTTCGATGAGGTCACGCCCCATCTTCTGCATGTCTTCTAGCTTGCGCTGCTGTTCATCATAAGCAGCGTTCTGGCGAAGGATGGTTGCCAGCTTCTGCTCTTCCAGCTTCCAAGCATCGCTTTGGATTTCAGCTAGCGTGACGCCCTTGTTCAGCGCGTCTAGACGATGTTTTGCAAGGGCATCTTCAACTGTCTGCTCACGCTCGGAAAGACCGACGCGGCGCATGGAATTGATGGTAGCTTGATTGCTAGCTTCGAATGCTTCCTGTCGCATTCCGGTAAGCGCGCTCGTTAGGCGCGTCTGTTGGACTAGGCCTTCAATTTCCTTCGCCTGAATGTCGCCATATGCCGAACCTAGGATTTTCTTGGCTTCAAGCTGCTTGTTGTACAACTCTGCTTCATGGCCGAGCATACCAGCGAGCTTCAGTTCATCCTTCATTTTCTGGATGAGTTCAGCGTACTTTTCTGCCGCTTTTTCGGTTTCCGACTTCTTGCCGCTACCACCTTGCTTGCCGCCTACCGATGGAGAGCTTGGACTGGATGGATCAGATGGGTTGCTAGACGGGCTGCTTAGTTGTGAATTGCGAATTGCTGCGCGACTGTCAGCGCGCTCATTCACACTGTCAAAGTAGCCTTCGACATAGCTGTTGTAACCCATACCAGCCGTTAGATCGCCCATGGAAGGCATTGCCGGGCCATTGACGCGCCCTAGGCTCACACCGTCCATCGAACCGATGTTCACGCCTGGTACTTTGTTGGCCAATCCAATCAGCTTGTTCAGGCCGTTGATGGCATTGTTTATCATCTTCTCAATGCCGCTGATTACGAAGTTCGCAGCGCCGGTAACCGCAGCACCAATAGCCTGCGGAATGACCGTGAACGCATTGCCGATGAGCTTCGCGCCATTGACGAAGAAGTTGATGATTACATCGACGTAGCGAGCAATGAAGCGCACCAAGCCAGAGAACGAAAAGTCAATACCGTCAGTGAGCCAACTGAATGCGCCCATGACAGGCTCTAGGATGCCCGCAAACCAGTCACCAATCGGTCCAAACCAACCAGTGATGCTATTCCACGCATCAGATGCCCACTGCTTGATGGAGGCCCATGTCTGGCTGAACCAGTTACCTACGGCAGTGATGCCAGCAATCATGTCGTCCCAAACGACATTCGCCCAATCAGCAAGGGTAGCCATTCCCTTGGTGCCAATCTGGATTTGATCGCTGAACTGATACAGTGCCACACCTGCTGCAACCACCGCCGTAGCGAGGGCTACAATCGGGTTCAGCATCAATGAGGCAGTGAAGCCGTTTACCGCTCCCTGCGCCGCCTTCATTGCAACGCTGAAGACAGCGCTCATTGTGCTGGTAGCGCCAAGCGCCTTCTGCAAGTTGATGAGCTGGCCAATCGTACCAGCGACGTTTGCCGCCGCCATGCCTGCTTTGAACGTAAGGAAGCCAGCGCCTGCCGCTACAGCGAACTTGGTTACGTTCCCGAGGTTTGTAGCTAGTAGATTGACCGTTGGGCCTACTACGTTGCCGATTGCCGCAAAGATCGGCTGGACCGTTGCGAACATGTCCGAAAGCTGCGCACCAAACGCTTTGATGGTTGGCTCTAAGTCGCGCGCCCATTTTTGGAATTTGGCGAGCATGACGGCCTTGCTGTCGTCAATGCCCATTCCCTGCATAAGGGCGGCAGTCCAACCCATGCCAGCGTTGGCAAAGCCGGTTTTGAAGTCAGCGAAAGTGACAGGTAGCGCACCGAAGTTCTTTTCAATGTCGGCTACCATTTTCGGGTCCGTCAGCGCCTTGACGATTTCTTGCCCGGTGATTTTGCCTTGGCCACCAAGCGCCTTTAGCTGCCCGATGGAAACGCCCATGCTCTTGGCAAGGACCTTCATAAACTCGGATGCGTTCTCGCTCAGGGACTTGAATTCGTCGCCATTCAGGACGCCGGAACCCAATGCCTGACCAAGCTGTAGGATGGACGATGCGCTTTCACCCGCAGTCGCACCAGACACCTTCAACAGCATCGCGAAGTTCTGTGTGGCGCCACCAACTTGCCCTAGCGAAACGCCTAGATTTTCGGAGTTGCGAGCGATCTTGGTATATAGCGTACCAATCTCATCCAGACCGCTTCGGGTCTTGTCCGCGATATTGCGGACCTCGTTCATCGCTGCGCCTAGATTCCCATTAGCGCCAATTGCGACCTTCAAGCGCGCTTCCATGAGCGCCATCTTGTCCGCTGCGCCTGTGATCGCCCCTGTGAGCCCCGCTACGCCCCCTGTGAGCAGTCCAAGCCCCGCTACGGCTATCGAGGCACGTCCAAGCGTCTTGAACATCATCAAGAGGCTGGAATTGGTTTTGATCGCGTTGTTGTTTGCGGCGTCTAGGTGCACCGTCATTTTGCGAGCGGCAGCGCCTGTCCGAATGAATGCATCTGCCGACGACTTGGAAGCGCGCTCTGTGCGCGCAAAGGTCCTATCAAGTCGGCTTAGCGAGCGGTCAAAGCTATCAGCGCTTCTAGCATTTCGAATGAATGCAGCTTCTGTCCGCGACAGAGCTTTAACGGCACCACTACCGTCTACTTGTACTAGGACCGCTTCATTGCTCATAGAAAAACTCTCCGCTAGGGTCCGGTATTTAGTCGGACCTGCGGAGAGTTAGTTTTTACCCTTGGGCCGCTTCTTTTCCTTTTCCTCCATGTAGACCGTGTCCATCGCGGTTATGTTGGAAAAGAGGTCTTCGAAGTCCCAATCGTCTATGTCATATCTGCGAGCGAAGCAGTCGATTGCTTGGAAAGGTATATATCCTTCCCCCATGCCAAAATCCCTGTCCCGGTTTAGTCTCCAAAAGGCATCCCAATAGAACTGGTCTTCTGGCTTGAGTTTTGGGGTATCGGCATCCAGCTTGGCTAGTTCAGCAATGGCAGAAGGGTTTCCGTCCTCCGCCATTGCTTCAATTCTTGCCCGCTTGCGCGTATCGCCTCCGTTGTTTGTGACGTGGAAGGCGATGCGCTTTGTTAGTCGTTTTTTGCTTCTTCAGCCTGCTCAATGCGGAAGTTCGCTACCTCTGCTGATGTCTGGTCGATTTCCGAGAAAACCCAGAAGTTCTCAGGGTCAGCAAAATACTCCTTCAGCATTTCTGCACTGTGAGGGATAACCTCATCGTCCTCACCAAGCAGCCTGCTATCTACGATAACGTGATCGATGAAAGCATTCATGCTCTGCTGACGAGTGAAAAGAATGTCCTCTTCAGTCTTTGGATTTTCGAGGCGACGCACATCGGCTGGTTTTAGCAGCTTCTTCATATCCATGAGGCGCTTGGTCCAGCGAGGATCGCTTTGCAGGTGGTACTTGATTGTGAAGCCACCAACTTCGTCACCATTTGGTTGATAGACAGTGTGGTCAATCGTATCCTTACGGGGAGCCTTCTTCTTGAAATTATATGTCATGTAGTTCTCCGGTTTGAGGCAACCAAAAGCGATTGCAGTGTATTTAGTTGCTGCTCATGGTTGTGGGGCCACCAACCAGATAAAAGTGGCCCCACGCTCGCCCTATTAATCAGGAGTGATTAGGAAAGGCGAGTTAGTACAATGTCGGTTTCCTGAACTTCATCACGGTCAGCGATGAATGGAACTTCGATTTCAAGCGCAGTACCATCTTCATTGTCTGAAACGACACCGATTGCGGAAACTGGAATGCTGAACTGGTAGCCATTCACACCGCTTTCCATCTGGAAGCTGATGTTAATTCTTTCGCCTGTTAGGTTCATACCAGCGAGGTCAGATGCGAGGAAGGTAAGGCTACCTTCAACTTGCTTCTTACCAGTACCAATGAATGCAGCGGAAAGTGAACCAAAGCCACCCTTAGCTTCGCGCTCTGGCATTACCGAAAGGCTGAGCTTGGTTGGGATGATGCCGTTCAGACCACCAATAACGACATTGGTGACTTTCTCGCCACGAATGAAGGGCTTGGTGGAAGCGTTAACGTAGGTTGCGTCAGCGATTGGCTCAACCTCATGCTCACAACCTAGGCCGAGCAGTTCGAAGGTCGCAGTTGCGAAGCCGTTGTATTCACACTCAAGGCTGAAGCTAGCTTGTACACCGGTTGCGCGACGAATGTGTTCTGCATCACCATCGTAGAAAGTCTGCTCTACAGTGAATGAGGTGTCAGTCTTTCCGCCCTTCAGTACGTCGCCTTGCCAAGAACCACAGAAGGCTGACGCCAACAGAAGTTCGGTTGCAGCATCGCGCTTCAATTCGCTCTGGATCGTACCTTCTGCACGGCGTCCCGAAACAACTTGACCCGACGAAGTACGTCCAGCTTTACGAGTGTTCGAGCTATTGGAATCGCCAGCTTCTGCGATCTTTGATCCGGGAAGGTGGTCAACCAACAGGAAAGCAGGAGTTGCAGGAGTAAACCCCTTTGTGGTCTCTGCAACGATAGCGATACGTGTATCACCATTATTAATTGCCATTTGCGGCCTCCATTTAATTAGAGTTTGCGAAGCCGCAGCGGCTTCCGACGTATTTAGTCGGACCGCGTTATCCGTGCCGGATGGACTGGTAGGACGTAGACACAGTGACGATGAAATAGGGGTCGTTCTCTAGGGGAGGGCGACGGTTAATTCGGCTGTCACCGCAGCGCAGTTTGTCGTCAGCACTGTGCCAGAAATGGAAGATAGCTCTTGAACTGTCTGCCAGCTTCCATGCGAGGTTGTTTCCCTCTTCGGCTGGTACGCAAATCTGGATCGTAACTTGTCCAGTTCGCTCCATCACAGGATTGTCTTTGCCACCTGCGCGATGTGCCACTTCGTTAGGGTCGGCAATGAAGCGCACAAAGGGGCCTGTTGCTGGCCTCTGCGTTGGCATGTTCTCAAGCAGCCTTGGTATCTCGGAATGCTTTTCATCCCACTCGCTTAGAAAGCGGTCTGTCAGCGCTCTAACGTCTATCTCGATGCTCATTTGCGGGTCTCCCGAATAGCGCGCTGAACTTCCTTCACCACGAAGTCTTGCGGTGCCTGAGTGGATGAACCTGCGATGAGATATTTGAGGTGATCCACGTTGTTGACGATGTTCAGGACTTCGCCGGGCTGAAGTGCGTCAATCACTGCAAAAGCCTTCGCGATCGTCTCACTTGGCGAGGTTGGTTCAAGGACAGACGTTGGTGTGCTGCCGATGCCAGCTTGCCAGTTGGACTCTGCCTCTCCAGTGTCTTTTGGTGTTGCGTTGACGAGATTGACGACAATCGCTTTCGCAATGTCCTTCTGTCGCTTGAGCGCAGCGTCCTCGAAGCTCTTCTGCCCCCGCTTCAGCCCCTGCTTGAAGCCCCTCAGGTTGCGCAAGCCACTGGCCATTAGATCGACCTCAGGAACAGCTTTTGCCCTAGGCCGACGCCTTGGATTTCAGTGTCCAAGGTAGCACCAACGCGGAACGTCCAGCCACCGAACGCGATTGTGTCACCAACTTGGACTTCCTCGTCCAAGCGCACCGTTGCCGTTGCTTCTGCAACGTAAACACCATCAACGGCAGTGACCTCTACATGGTCCTCGGAAAGCATTATCGAACGGGTGCTGTCACTTTTAGTAACAGTGCCTTCGCGCTCGTCCACGACGACGCTAGAGGCAGAAGTAAGGGTAGCGCGAGTGCCATATTCTTCAATGGCACTGTCTAGCTTAGCTTGAGCCTCTAGCGGGGTCATAGCTTAGTCCTTCGCCTTTGGGGCGCGGTCTACGATGTTCCAACCGTTACGATAGTCTTCATCGTGAGCCATGAATTCGGCTTCTGGAATCAGCGTAGCGAACTTGGACTTCTTGTGCTGGATGAACAGCATAGGAATGGTGTCAGCCTTTGGCTTTTGCTCTAGGGCCTTCTTTCCAATTTCCAAAACTGCGTCTGCTGCCTTCTCTAAGGCATCTACATTAATGCCAGCGGTAGCAGTCTCCGTAGCTTCGACAGAGTTCTCAGTAATATCCTTGGGGGTAATGGTAGGTTCTGCGGCAACCACGGGCTGCTCGGTTGTTTTCTTTTTTCTTGCCATGATAACCTCTTAATTTCTGATAATTCTCATTAGCCCGTTACCGCCTAGCTTGGATGATACTAGGATCGGTTGGAGTAATGCTGTTACTTGGGGGAAACGGTCTGCCGATGGGCGAGCGTATTCCTTGCTTTCGGCCACTAGACCCTGCTTAACGCTACTGGATTCCTTTACCACCAACGGACTAGCTGCGATGCTATTTGCGTTGGCAAGCTCAGGAGCAAGCATGATAATTGCTCGCTCAACCAGCGCATCATACTTCGTGATATTAGCGGCAACTTCTTGCGAGTAATCTCGCAGCTCGTAGAAGGTGAGATAGTCCAACGCCTTGTACAGCGCGGCCTCCTTCTTCTCGTAAGTAAGCTCTTCCCAAACGGTGTTGAGCCTTGGTTCATGATAAGCGTCTGCCGCTTCAACTGTAGGTAATGTCGCCATGTTGGTATTTACTCCAAGACGAAAGCGGCCCGCCGCACCGGAGTGTGACGAGCCGCTTTTCTATGGGTTGTTCGCTTACGCGGTGAACTTCACCGAACGGAAACCAATGTCCTTGATGTCTTCAGCAGCCATCAACCAGTTGGTGTTCAGTGCAAGACCAGCAACGCCGGGCTTCTCTTCGCCAACGTAGCTGAAGCCCTGAGGCGCAACTACCATCGACATACGAGTGCGGAGGATTTCACCACCGCCACCGTTACCAGCGTTTGGATCGCGGTCGTATTCCATGCCAACTTCACCGGGGACTAGGCCAGCCGAGAATGCAAAAGCACCATCTTCTGCGGTGACAGCTTCGCCGTCGCCGTATGCTTCGGTGATGACTAGACGGTGGTCTGCGAAAGTAGCGAAACCTAGGTTGGTTTCAGCAGCAGGAACATATGCGTTCTTGTTCTGCTTCTGCATCTTTGCAAGCGTCTTGCGCGAGCAGTAGATGGACTTGTTGCTCTGTGGGTTCTGAAGCGTTGCAGCCGCGTCGATTAGAAGGTCAACGTCGAATGCGTCAGTGCCATTACCAATGGTTAGGCCAGCTTCAGCAGCAAGCGCGCCCTTCATGGATGCAACTGCTAGGTTCTCAGCAACTTCCGACCAGTAGAGCGGAATTGCGTTTGGAAGCGCACGGGTCTTTACGTCGAACTTGGTAATCATGCGTACTAGGTCGGTGTAAGTCCAGCCCCAGTTCATGTCGTGACGTAGTGCGAAGTAAGGCGAAGCAGTGATCTTGCCAGTTGCACCCTTCTCATCGAAGTCGTCCGATGAGTAGTTGAATACGCTAGTGTCCACCTTGTTCAAGTGGTTCATTTTCTGAATAGCAGAGCCGCCCTGCATGAGAATGTCAGCCTCTGGGCCGGTAACAGCCACGCCCGAAGTAACTAGGCTGTTGTTAGCAGCAAAGCGCTTCGCGACCAGATTGGACAATGCTCCTGCGTCGGTACCTACTAGGTCCTCGATACGAGTTTGTGCCATTTATATCACCTCATTATTGGGTTTACTTCACGACCCAATAAGCGGAGGGTCGTGAGCGCCTATTTCTGCGCTCACGACTATTTAGTTCCGTGGCTTCTTCCCCAGCCGTAACGGGTTGTTACGGTTTTAGTTCGGGCTGTCCCCACTGGTCTGCTAGCTTGGTTGCTTGTTCTGGATTAGCTTTCTGGAACTCAAACCATTCAGCATAATCCTCGTTGGACTGGGGTGGTTCTTTCCATGTCTTTGTGGTCTTAACAGTTTCCGCGCCGGTTGATCCGCTGCCGGTGGAATCTGGTGCCGAAACGAAATGCTGGCCATCCTTGCTTGCGAAGTAGCCCTTCGCATAATCGTCAATTGACTTGCCGCTGATTGTGAATTCGCCATCCTCGGCTTCCACTTGGCGAAGCAGCATAGCTTCAACTGCTAGGTGGAGTTCGGGACGGACATTGTTTGCTACCAGCGCAGCCTTGACCGCATTGTCCACCTTTACGGTGCGGAGTTCGCCATCTGCCTTATCGGCGCGCTCATTGGCTTGGTCGCGTTCGCGTTCTAGCTTGGTAACTTGGCGCTGTAGCTTGCTCAGTTCGTCGCCAGCCGCATTAGCTGCTTCGTCCTTTGCGTCTTCCGCTGCCTGTGTGAGATTTGCCACCTGCGTCTGGAGGGACTTGATAGTCGAGAGCAGTTCAGCGTTCTTGTTCTTTAGTCCTGAAACGTCTTCGGTCGTGGTTTCAGTAGGAGTAGTTTGTTCTGTCATATTACACCTTCGGCCCTTGGCCTCTAGAGTTGCCCCCTTGGGGCGGGACGCATCAGCCTTGCCAATGCGTCTCTATTTACTCTTCCGGTGTACTAGCCTGTGGTGCCACGGGAGGTTCTACTACCGTGGACTGCGCAATACGCTCTTGCTCCTGCTCGTAAGTCAGGGTTTCGTCGTAAATGCCCCCATCACGTAGCTTGTAGAACAGGCTCTTGTCAGACAGCTTCTGCTTCTCGTTCAATCCAAGCAGCGAGCTTACCTCGGCAGGGGTGATATTGCCGGGAACGAAGTCTGTGTTGATTTGGAAACGGACCTCGCCGACACCTGAATAATCAGCAACGCGCTGCAATGCCTTCTCGATGCTCTGGCTTACGCTGTTGGCGATCATCGCAAGGACGGAGTTTTCAGCGCCCTGTCTCACGGCCTCTGTCTCGGCCGCTTCTGCCACAGCCTTGTGTCGTGCGAGGATACGGCTTGCTAGGGTCGCTAGGCGGTCCTCTAGGGCCTGTAGCTGGTGTTCAAGGGGTATAGCGTGGTCAGCGGGCACGCTAAGCACGTAGGGGCGCGCTGTATGCTCAGGCTCGCACCAAACACCACCAGGTACCCAGTCGATGCTTGTGCCTCTCTCGACACCCGCAAAGAACAGCATGGGGCTGATGCCGTACATGTGGAGCGTGGTGAGCAGCCCTTGGGTCGCAAAATGCTCCAAGTTCGTCTCAATCACGTTGTCTAGCGGGCCTCTGCTGAATTCCAGCTCGCCGCTTGCCGTGACAGGATCACAAGGGATCTCATTTAGGGGTCTGCCATTGGCGCGAGGACGGATAACGCGGGTAGGGTTGCCCTCATCGGGGAACACACCATCGGCATCTGCTTCGTAGACCTCGATAACAACGAAGCCATCCACCAGCTTAAACAGTCTTACGGTCTTCTCATTGTCCATCACGCGGACGCGGATTGGCTTCTGCATATTGCGAACGATGCCAACCGTGTATTCGAGGATGTTTTCGAACTTGTAGAGGTTGGTGAAGGGGCGAATACCTTCTGCGATTGCAGCGCCTTGGCTTGAAGCACGGCCTTCGGGGTGGTCTGTCACTAGTAGTGCAAAACCACTGGATAGTGCCTCACGCGCTGCCTGTTGTGCTAGGCGCTCCACACTGTCGCCACGGCTTGTGATGACGTTCTTGATTACCGCGAGCGTTCCGTCTGCCTCAAGCACTGGTTCCCTGCGGAACATCATGCCTAGAAAGCCATCTAGCGCTCTGCTTGCTGCGCAGTAAAAGGGGACGCGCTTCTTGTAGCCATTGTAGGAAATAACGTCCTTCTCTTGGCCCTTGAAGGCGTAGGGCAGGTACCTTGAACCCGCGTTCTTAACTGCTCTCGTTCCGCTTAGTACGTCACGCGCCGTTTTGACGCGCTCAAGCTGCTCTTTTAGAATTGGATCGCGATCATCAACTGCCACGGGAATACCTCTGAATTAGT